AAAGAGTACATGGCACTGATCTCTTTGGTCTCCATGGTCTTTACCTTACCCGAAAGGATATCTTCGGGCTTAGGCATCTTTCCAGCTACCTTACGGTGAGCCATAAATTTAATTGCCAACCCTTCACCTACCGCACCCGACACAAGATCGGAAAGGGTTTCATTGTCCACATCTTCGTCCGACAACAGGTCAGATACAAAGGTCCAAGAACGGGGAGTGGCAAACGAACGGCTACCACTCTTAGGATCAAAGTCGTAAAGATCCTTCTTGCTAAACTGCAAGTAACCTGCCACATCCTTGTGGATACGGTTGTCAGTAGCCCAAACAAACCAGTCTTCAAAGTCCACTTCTAGTTCAAGGTGCAGAAAACGGTTAGCTAACGGAGCAGGCATACGGTAAGTAACGCCCTTGTCTGCTTCACGGTTACCAGCGGCAACGATGAGAACGTTGTCTGGCAACTTATAAGTACCAACACGGCGATTCAAAACCAACTGATAGGCCGCTGCCTGAACAGCAGGAGCCGCAGAGTTCATTTCGTCCATGAATAAAACAATATGCTTATGTTGGGATGCTGCCTCTTCGTCGGGCAGCTCAATTGGCGGAGCCCAAACCATTTTGCTATTAGTAGCATCAAAATAAGGAATACCCTTAATGTCAGTGGGCTCCCATAGCGACAGACGAACGTCAATCACAGGAGCCTTAAGTTCATCGCCAATCTGCTTAACGATGTCGCTCTTACCAATACCAGGGGGGCCCCACAAGAAAATTGGACGCTTATGCTTTAGAGCCTTGCGAATAGACCGCTTTGCACGAGCAGGTCCTACAGTACGATTTGCGGAAATCTCAGCCATGTTACTCTCCTTAATGTTTCAGTGCCGTGACAATGTCTATTATACACAGATCTAGGAGAACGTCAAATTAGATTGGCAATGTGTTGTTATTTTGCAAATCACGCTGTCTACTTTTTGCCTTGTTAAGCCCATATTGGGCAATGTCTCCAGCAAACAAATGCAGCTCAATTGCTTTTCTTTCCGAATATACAGTGATGGTCATCTTGTCGAGATAATAAGGACAATTGAGAAATTGATCCAAATATACCAAAACATGCGGCTTCAAATCTAAATTTTTTGGAAGTAGGATTTCGTAACCAGCCAAATCCAAATGTTCCGAAAGAACTTTATGTCCAAATTCGCTAAGTCTCAGCCCACCTTTTGGTTTTTTAACTGGATTTAACCAAAGTTTTTTGTAGTCTTTGACTACATAAGACAGTGGATTTACAGTAAGTTCTTTTTTGAATATTTCGGTATAGTACTCTTGCTCAGTCATTTTTTAACAGGTACACCTGAAGTTAATCTATAAACTTCAAAGTCTTTGGTATTTAAAAGACTGTTTAATTTTTTGGCTAGATTATGGGCGTGACCTGGATTACTAAAACTGACTTTTTTGTACTTAGGTGCTGGATGATTGCTAATTGAACTAGCCGTTTTTAGATTAAATGGTTTACCTTTGTAAAATACAGCATAGATACCATCACTTTCTAAGATCTGATTACTCTTAAAGCTATTTTTATCTATGTGTTCTGTAATAACTTTTGGCTTTGGCCTAGACATCTACGTTCCTATTATGTACGTATATATTTAGCCAAATTAGCTCCAAGCACCCCCGTCCATAGAAACTTTTATAACTTGTTCTTCTTGTTTAGTTTTGGTAATTAGATCTTCATAATTACCCGCAAGCCTTGTCATCGCTAATGCTAGGCTGTCTCTAACCTGCTTGGCTGTAGCTAGATCTATTCTTATTTCTTTTTGATTACTAGCTTCTGCTGCTCTAACTGTTTTTATAAACTGTTCAAGTGGAGCTACATTAATTTTCTCTTGAGGCATTTATTAGTTCCTGTCGCATTTCAAGCTCTGATTTGAAAGGACCCTTAAAAGGATATCTCTCTACTGTAATTAGCTTAGGACAGAAACTTTTTACCCAGCCCTTATCAAATTTAATAATGTAATATCCTGCACAATACAAGCTCTTACTCTTATCAGATTTGGTAAAGAGTGGAAGATGTTTCTTTACTTGATAAATTGCATTGTAAGGCAAACTTGAACAGGGGTAACCGTAAATCTCATTTGGTTCACTGCTGGTAATTTTAGCATTGCCTTTAACTTCAAAAAAGTCGTTGCCAAAAAACTCTGTGAGTTTTTTCTTAGTGTCAAATGTTTTAGTACCTTCAGAACTACTTAGTACATATTTCTTTTGATCTGTCTGCTTTAATACCCCGTACTTTACACCGTCATCTTCGATGATCCAAAATTTACCTTCTACAACTGGCTTGGCCTTAATGTTCATTTATACCTCGATTGAAATGGTTCAGCATACTGCGTAATTTGTTCGTTAATCTTGTTCAAATCATAGGTTTGACAAAACTTCATTAGCCTAATACCAACTTGACTAACATCTTTAGATGGAATATTAGCAATGGTAGTTTTTATAATTTCTTTAATATTATCAGGTTGATAGGCAAGATCAATTAGTCTACGGTTGCGTTCATAGTCATCAATTACTCTATGCTCATTTCCTTCGTGGTCGATCCAACGTTGAAGCATGAGATTGTTCCACACAAATCCTTTATTGGCTCTATCTTTAAAAGCTTCTTCTAGTTTATTCTTGCGAATTTTTGGAAACGCACTAAAAACATTATCAGTTGAATCTCCACGCATACACTTTTCAAACAAAATCCACTCTGGATTAGGAATATCTTTTTCTTTGTTTGTTTTTTTATCAATTACTAGTTTGTTCTTTTTGTCAAAGATACCTTTGTGAGTAGTGTGAGTTTCCATAACACCGTTGTATTGACTGACGTTAGGAGCAATCAACTGATGAAAGTCGCTGTCGGTTGAGATAATCACGTGGTTATCGTTAGGGTGTGTTTGAATAAAGCCTGCAATAAGATCGTCTGCTTCTAACACGGGGTTGTGTAAAACTGTGCAGTTGGTCTTGTCTGTAATAAACTCTTTGAATTTATCAAATGTTTCCCAGAAAAGTTTATCTTCTTCTTGCTCGCGAGCAGTCATTGCGGCACGAACTTCTGCACGGTTACGTTTGTAAGGTGCATAAAAATCTTTACGCCATGAACGACCTTCAAGGCAGAATACTACGTGATCACCTTTAAAATCTTGCCATGCTTTTTTAATAGAATTGAAAGTGATATGTAGAGCCATTCCAAGCTTAGTATCTGCATCACCTTTAATAACATGTCTAGCTCTAAAAAATGTATTAGCAGTATCGACTAAAATGTAGTTCATTGTGTGTCTCGGGGTAGATTGTTAACGTTAATATACCCGGAATCTCTATTTGTGTCAAGTCCTTCTTCCGCCAAAACATTTCGGCAAAGATCTTTAAACCATTGATCAACTAATTCCTCATCAGTTTCGCCTTTGTATCCGGCAACCCTAAGTTGATCAATGAAGTAATCATTCCAGTCTAATTCAAAAAATCCATTTCGAGGGTTTTCTAAATTTATATGTGTATCTAAAACGCCTACCCATGGTTTTTTATTTAGAGTTGCTTCTTCTTTTGGATGTAGTTCTTGCGAGGGTTCTTCTACAACTTTTTGAGCTGCTGCCTCTAATGCTAATTTGGTGCGTTCTGCTTCTGCTATACGCTCTTGTGTTTCTGCTATAGCACGTTCCATTTCATCGATACCAAATATCTTTTTTAGTAAATTTTTCATATACCTAAATTTTCTGTTTGTTTACTTTCATCTTTACAGACATGCCAACGTGGTAAAAGCTTCGCTAACATTCTACCTAACCAACCTATGTGTTCACCGCAGTATTGGCAACACCAGCTAGGAAACAATTTCATTAAGTGCCCCACTCGTTTTTAAACAAGGGAACTTGCAGTCTATCTGAATACCGTAAACCATTCTTCATGGCAAGATCTGCAACAGTGCGATTGTTTAAGCTGTACACGCTCTCAACCCCGCCAACCGGCATTAGGTAAATGTGGCCTCTAAAGCCTGCTTTTAAGTATGCACCAATAGCACATTCTGCATCTTTAAAATCTTGCTCTGTGGCAATTACAAATTTTAAGTATGCAGTTCCAAACCATTCATATTCGCAGACAATCTCTGGACGAATAGCGTCTTCCCATGCCTCTCCGCTACAGGGAAGTTTAGCACTGACACTGAATGTAATTTCTCTACCGGGCTTTTTTGCCCATTTAAACAAGTATGATTTAAATTCATCTGACAAACGTTGAGTACCATTAGTTTCAAAAGTGATTTCTTTTAAGCCCTGCATTTTTTCGTGATCCAGTAAGTCTGGATAACTGCGTTGCCAACCCAACAGGGGCTCGCCGCCTGTAATTACTAGATGTTCGTCCCGCCATTCTTTAAATGGGAGTATTTGGCAGATGCTCTCCGCAAGACTATCTGTTGTAAGTACCGGTGAAAGGTCTTTGAACCTAGGATCCCAGCTAGCATAAGAATCACAACCGGTATGAACAAGAGGTAAATCTCTATACTGTTTAAACTGTTCAATATCAGCTGCCACCAAGTTTCGTTCATTTGATTTTTCTCCTCTAGGCATGCCAAAGCCATCACAGGTAAAATTGCAGCCAAATACACGAAGGAACACACTGGGGACACCCATGTAGCGACCTTCGCCTTGGATTGAATAAAATAGTTCACTTACTTTTAATTTTGACATTTGTTATTCCTGTAAAAAAGGCTATGCTTTGTAGAAGTATATATTCTACAAATGAACATGTCAAATTTTTTGATGTCAGAATATAGTAATTTTGGGATGGGCACCTAGCTTGTCCCTTAGTTTGTATCTATAGGCAATGTCGAATGGACGTTTGCTAGGTTTTGATGAATAGCGTAACCTATCTTGTTTGGATATTAAATTTGGCACCGTATCAAAACAATCCTTGATAAATTCAAAGCCGGATAATTTTGTATTTTGTTCTATGATCGGGATATCAAAATATTTGTATATATTACATTTAGATTTGTAATCATCATATGAATTAATCTGTTTCACAGTGTTGCCTATAAACGCAAGGTCCTTAGTAAAGCTAAAGAAGAACGGTATTACACTATGAGTAACACATTCTAAGCTATAACGATATAGGGCTAAAATATCATAATCAAATGGAGGTTTCTTAGGCAAGAAAAAGTTACCGCTGAAGATTACAGTACCATCCTGAATAGTGTCTGACATTGAAATGTATGCGGTAATTTGTGGACTAGCACAGTTATATTTTTTTGCAATGTCTTCGAGGTCATTTTCTAAAAATGACCAATAATTAAAAAATTTTGTTTTATAACTTATGTTTTGTTGATTAGCAAAGACCTGGAAAGTATCTATATCATGTGTATTATAGATAAGCCCGCTGTTATCTGTGTATAGAAAACTGATACATTGGAAAGGATGTCCACTTAATTTCCACAGATAAGCTAAACTTTGACTATCAACACCACCACTACACATAAGATAATATGGTGATGGATACTTTGCAACAATTTGATCTATTGCAGTTAATCCAGCCTGTTGTAGTGTGTGTTGTGGGACAAAGTTTGGTGTGGTTATTTTTGTATCAGTTTTGGTATCACCTATGTTTAACCATTGCATTAGTTATCCGCAACATTTTTCGTATGTAATACCTGATCCACAATCGCAAAAACAGCCGCATGAATTTTTATCGAAACCAGTGCATCCTGCAAACAATGGTGGATTACCGCAGGCATCTCCACAACATTGGGTACAGATAAATGGAAAAGGTGGTTCACAACTGTCCCCATCCCATGTGCAGCAATTGTCATCAAGTAGACTTATATCTAGAGTGGGATCTACAGCACTTGCTGACATCCCTGTAATTGTAAGTCTAGAATTATGCGATTGTAACGCAGTTATCGTAAGTGTGAAAGTTTTTGATTCAATGTTTGGGCCAGTAATGGTGAGTTGGGTGGTCCATTGTTGAGGTTGTTCGGGAGTAGAACTTACTATTGTTCCGTATAACTGTCCATTTGCAATAGTTAGTCCTGGAGGTAAATTTGAATATGAAACAGTGTTATATTTTAATCTATCATATACAACAATTTTTGTGTATCTATTATACAACACTATGAAATAACTTTCATTTAGAAATTGATTATACTTTGGATTGAAATTCTTATTTTTAATAGTGGCAATTCTATTTTTTGTGTTGGTATATTGATCAGTTAATGTAAGAATATTTTCTCTTAGAAAAATTGCAGAATGGAAATAAAAGGGGTTAGCATTAGCAGATAATGCAAAAGGTAATCCCTTATCCGGAGTCCATTCTAATCCTAAGTTATAGGCTAATGTGGCGGTTGCTACTGCTGCTGCAATACTTGTGCCTGCACTTAAACCGTAACCGGAATCTTTTCTTGCAACATATATTTTTTCACCAGGGGCCCATCCGAATAAACTAGCAGTAGTTGAAGAATTGGTTTCGCTAGCCGTAAAACTAATAATGCTTTCATCAGCATAATTGCTAAAGTTACTTGGTTCTAAATCAGGACCAAAACTGCCAACTGTAATTATTCCAGGCATACTAGCAGGTGTTACTTGTTGTATCGGTATGCCGCTGTTACCTGCTGCACATATAACAGCAACTCCGCTGTTACTTAACATTGCAATTTTACTTTCAATGTAAGAATTTTTTGGAATACTCCAGCTTAAATTAATAATGCTTATTGGTCTATCATTGCTAATATAATCTTCGATGATAGCATCAAAAGCACTTAACATGTCGCTCTGTAGCGTATCTACTCCTTGATGGAAAATTTTTACAGACCTAATACTGCTGTTTGTGATGCCGCAGTTTTTACCTGCTATTACACTGGCAATTGCAGTGCCGTGCCCGTTAGCATCTGTAAAATCATTATTAAAAGAAAATAAATTTTGACAGTCTACACCTGCGAATTCTGGATGTGAAATGTTTACGCCGCTATCAACAACATAAACTACAATATTTTTTCCCTGTCTAGCCAATGTTTGATTCGGTTCGTTCCAATCAACTTGACTTTGTACTAATACCTTCCACCAAGCTTGCTCGTCTTCAGTGCCATAAATTTGGGGTTCTGGATCAAAAAAGCTTTGGGAAATTTCTAGTGGTAAAACAGGATTACTTGAGTCTTGTACTACGCTTTCTACTAAATCGTTAGTAGGGGGTATAGAATCGCTGCTAACAAGTAACACCTTTTCGAAATGGTTAAAAGTTTTAAGTTGCGTACAACTATTATTGGTTAGATAATCTGTGATATCTTGTGTTGTAACTGTATTTTTAAAGTCGATAATATAATTCATTTAAACTCACCATTTATTAATAGGACAACTGCTTGATTTTAATTTTGTCTTAAGATCTATAAAACAACCGCACAACTTACAGTTTCTAGTAGGCTGGAAAAGATAATCACAGTTATTACACATGTTAATCCGTTCTTGGATTACGGTTTCTTCTGCTACTAATATACCAACTTTTTCTGCTGTAGTTGTTGCTGCCTGTTCTACACGTTCTTTTAACTTGTCTAAAAACCCCATATATGCTTTATTTATCTTGAATTATTGCTTGTTTTCGGTATCTGGTTTCTTCTTATATAAGCTCCAAGTACCGTCTTCATTGTCATGCCAATACAGTTTATCTCCAGCTTGCCAACCTAATTCTTCTAGCATTTCTGGTGGGAATTGTATCATTGCATCACCAGTTTCTGGATCTTCTTCTACATTAACACGCCATGTTTTGTTCTCTGATTCCATATAAATTCCTATTTTGATCGCATTTCAAATACAAACACAGTTCTATGATTTTTAGATTGATGAGTACTGATACCGTGATAAAGATTAGCTCTATGTAGGATTAAAGTCCCGGGAGCAACATCGAATACTACCTTGTTATTCACCGTTAGGTCGCAGTCATACTGATCACTTGGATCTTCTTTATACAGTATGTATTTGCCTGAGTTGGGCGGTGCTTCGTAATAATATACAGCCACATAGGTAGCACCGTTACTATGATGGTGTGATCCACCCCTACAACCTTCATACATCCTATTGGTCCAATGTCGGCCGAGATTAAAAAAATTAGGCTGTTTACCTAATGCAACTATACCTAAATTTATCTCCTTAAGAACATTGTCTCTAAATTGTGCCCATCCACCTAAGTCATGTAATGGATTATAATCTCTAACAGCTACGGTGCTTTTTGCTATCCCATTCTGTGACGGATCACTTGATACATCCATTTTGTCAAACATGGCATCAAGGTCATTTTGAAAATTAATATCAAGTTCTATTTTGATATTTTCTTTTACATAAATTTTATTGTCGCAGAATGTTAAAATCATTACAGTTTCATGAGTTCTAAAGTAGCAATTTTGCTAATACTATTTCCAAAATCCTGATCATTTGTAATTATGTAAGTTTGACAACTGGAACGGTCGGTCTTGCGATCGTACTGTCTAAATTCTACAACTTTACCACCAACTGCATTGTAAATCTTAAAATTAAGAATAGGATCTCCACTGGGGCTACTTTCATCGTGGCTGACTAATAAATTACCCGATGATCTTACAGTTTCTTGTTCTACCCGATGGGCATGTCTAATTTTGTCCCAGTCTTCTTTAACCCAATTAATTACAATTTTTTTAAACCAATTCATATTATGCTACCTCATAAGTTTGCCAGAAAATATCAGGCTTACAAGCATAGTATTCACCTTGAACACCTTTGATAATAAAGTCACCTTCTGTGGCAATGTGTTTGACGGTGAGGTGAATACCATCTTCTAATGTCCCCAATTCTGCTTCTGCTTTTGCTGCCGGATGTCTTTGTTTTTGTACTTGTCCTAAAGCATTGCCACAAAATTCTTTTAGACGTTTAATACCTTCGTCGGTGTATACAAATTCAACTGCCTCAATTACTACTGGTTTTTTACGGTATTTCATTCTTCTTCCTTAAAATTATCACTTATTACGCTATTAATATTATCGGCAATGTCGTAGCCCCAATTCCAATTATTGTCAAATGCAGCTACCCATTCATCACTGTCTTGTTCTGCATCGATAAACCCCTCTATACCTTTAGCGAACCAATCAGCAAATATTTCAGGATCTACCCATCCTTGTTCGTCAACAACACCTTGTCTAGTTAAGATGTCTCTAATCATTTCTATGTTACTACTTCCGTCAACACAATCTTCTAATTCTTCATCTGTGAGATCAAATACTCTTTTCATTTTACAAACACCTCGTTAATTTGTCTGTTTACTCTTATAAATGTTGTACACTTTGGCAATTGTTTAAGGGAAGGAGCTCCTACATAGGTACAGGTACTTCTAATACCGCCCAGTATGTTTAAAATTGTTTTACTAACTGGTCCCTTGTAAGGAATATCAACTGTACGGCCTTCTGAACTGCGGTATTCGGCAACACCGCCGTGATGCTTGTCCATTGCAGTATCTGAACTCATCCCGTAAAATGTTACAAAGTTGTTAGTATCTACAAGTTGTTTGCCTGTAGCATTATCTAACTCTGTAGAAAGATAACTCTTGTGAATTACTTGTCCGCCACCTTCGTCGTGACCAGCTAACATACCCCCGAGCATGACAAAATCTGCACCAGCTCCGAAGGCTTTAGCGACATCCCCAGGACAAGTACAACCGCCATCAGCAATAATGTGTCCACCAAGGCC